GTTTATATTGCAGGATGTCGTTTGCTTTTTTCATGGGTGGTTGTGGTTAAGGGTTAAGAGGGAGGGACGCCGAAACGTCCCCCCGTGCTTACTCCTCTGCCAATATGCTCCAGCCATTAGTCAGGTATCCTGCCAGAACCTCTCCAAAGGGTTCGGTGGTCATATTGCACCATGACCATTTGCTGCCGCTCCAATCTTCCGCCCAAGTCGCTGTTGGCGTCGAGTCGAAATCCTCTGTCAGTCTTTTCAGTCTGCCAGATTCGTTTGCGAGTATTGCGGTCATGGGATTAGAGCGAAACGTCCACCGAGAGATCCATGTTCTCTATCCGAGTGTTGATTTCGTCGCGCACTGCCTCCTCTGCAATGTCATCGAGGTCAACCCCATCGATGGCGGATTCGATACGATTGCCGAGATCCACCGAGTCGATGAGACCGCGCACCTTATCCGCCAAAGCGGATTTAAATTCGTGCGCGATTACGTCAGCAACGATATCAGCAAGGTTGGATTGATTGAAGGTGATAGGGCGGAAAGATCCGTCCTCCTGCTGGGTGAAGTATGTATTCACAAGGCCAAAGGTAGCGAACTACAGAACCAAGGCAAGAGATTTTTTTAAATAAATCATCATTGGTGGGAAATATATTTCCCATCATTTCTAAAGGTTGGCATGATTAATGAGGGAAACCCCATTGCCACAGTGCGGGAAGGTGGGGATGAGACATGCATGTCCTATGCCATCCAATGGCGCGAGAATGCCACAGGAACAGAGAAGGGGCGGGGTGCGGTGGTCATACTCACAGAGGGATCAGAGCCCACAGGGGGCAGGGTGGAGAGGGGCGGTGGAGGGGGGTGGTGGGCCCATACGCCCACAGGGGGGCGGATAGAGGGGCGGAGCCCACAGAGGGGCGGGCAAAGGATGGAAGGGGCACAGAGGGGAAGTGCGGGCAAAGGGAACGCATCGTAGAAAGGCCCCATGGGAGGAGATGATGGGGAAGCGGGGCGAGGTCAGGGAACAGCAGGCACGGAGCCCTTACAGAGCCTCACAGGCCCAGCAACAGCCACCCACCACACCCGTCTCACCCCCAACCCTTCGCTGGCGGACATACCTTTATCCTGAAATACCCCCTCTCAAAAGATTTGTGGGGAAAAGTAACCCGTCAAGTAATAATTTACAATGAACGCTACAACGCTATGGGACGCTATTTGAGCGTGGTGTAGCGTGGACGCTATCGCGCTATCCGCCCTTATATAGAGGCGGTAGAGCGTAGCGCTGTTATACGCCCCCCGTCTCTTCTCTTTCTAGAGAACCCCCTACCCCCTTCTTTTAAGCGAACCCCGTCTTAAATATTTTTCTCTGTTATAAATTCGTGGCTGGTTTTATAACAGGTTGCGCTATTAAAGGAATTGGCTCTATCCTTTAATATGTCTACGGCTTAGACATGTTGGGGGGAATGTGTCCATGGATTCGGGGTTTTGTGTACATGTTTCGGGCTTTGACTGTTAACTACAGGGGTTTATTCAAGCCAAAATTGAACTATTTCCCATTTTGTACTCAATCACCATCTTCTAGGAAGATTGGGGTGGCCCCCCCGACATAGGCTCCCGCTACGTTGTAGTCGAAGTATTCGTAGGCTTGTTCTTCGTCCATGCCTTGGTCTATGAAGCATTGGATGGCTTTGGACTTGGAGTAGATGGCCACTGGGGAGTAGTTTTGGTAGCCTATTCCGATAAAGGCTTCTTCTAGGCCGTCTGCGAACATGACGCTCTCCTCTCTCTCCTTTAGGAGCTTGTCTGCCTCTACTGTGGTCATTCTGTTTCGGGGTTGGTCTCGATTGGGCCCAATGGTATGGGTTGTTTGAGCATAAAGGGCCGCTGGTGGGCTTTTCTGCTGGTTGGCTTGCGACGATAGCCAACAAGGCACAAAGTCTCTCCTATGGCGTTGTAGATGGGAAGCAGCCTTCCATCCTTGAGTAGTTTATTGATCTTTGGGTTCACGTTTCGGGGTTTGGGGGTATGAATTGCGGGGTTGCGGTCTTGTTTGATTCCGATGACTTTTGCTCGCATAAATAAAATCGTAGTTTTCCCGATACTTCGGGCCGTCCACTTTCCTTGGTCTGTCTCCCTTGCCAGCCATCTAAAACTCCAGTGGGTCAATAACCCATCCTAATTGGGGGTGGCGGTCTATGATTCGGCGTTGTAGCCCCTTGACGAAGTCTTCTCCAGACTCCTTGATGTCGTTATCCAGCCAGTCACGGGTGGATTCCAACAGTGTTCTTAACGTAGCTTCGGCGTGGGCCAGATCGTCGTTAAGCTGTGCAATTGTATTATTCATATGAGGGGTTGGGGCGGGAGATAGGTCGAATTACCTCCCACCCCATGGGCTGACACCCTAAATTAGAATGCCTCGTCTACTTCTTCTTCCTTCTTGTAAGGAGGAGAGAATTTGAGGCTGATGTAGTCTACTCCCTTTTGGGACTTCTGTTTCCAGCCCGCAACGTCGAGGAGGACTCCGTTGACCATCACCTTACCCTTGTGGGTCGGGGCTTTGGGGTTATCGCTTTTGTTCGGGAACAATGCTCCCGAATTGTCTTTTTGTTGGTTATTCATAGTTATTTTGTTTCTTTATTATCTCTTCACTAATGGCCAGTAGGTCTACTGTAGGCACTACGGTCATCAGATCTTTTCTACCATTGCGTTGGTAAAGTCTATAGACAGCGGGTTTCAGGCTTTGTTCACTATTTTCTGTCAATCCTTCAATAAAGGGCATGAGGGTGCGGCGTTTGACCACTATCCAATGAGCGCGGGTCTCAAAGACGATGTAGTCTGCTTCTCCGTAAAGCCAGCCCAGATCCCCGTTGACGTTGCGTAGTTCGATGTAGTGCATACGATCTGTGGGTTCGGGGTCGGTCCGATTCCACTTCTTCATCGCCTTAACATCGTATTTGGTGCCAGCTACCGACTTAACGTCCCAATGCTCATGGATATCCTGCTTCATGGTAGCAAAGACAGGCCCACTAATGTGCCGTGCAAATCGCTGTTCGGCGCGTTGCCCGATCTCAAAGCATGTGTTCATATTTCAATCTTTCTAAAGATTTTAGTTTATTTTGAGGAATAAAGTATGCTGGTGGACGCTTCCCATAGACTTGAAGCCATTCTTTTTGCTTGGCATCGCGGCCCAAAATCCATCCTCTAACGTTATAAATTCCATTCTTGCCAGTAACAAGAATCCATATTGCGTCATTGTCATCTTCTGGCCTAACAATCAAATCATAGTGATGCTCGCTTCTTGTTCTAACCTGAATTCCATTTAAGTCATTAGCCTTAAACGTATTAACTGATCCGTCCCAATAAACATCCAAAGCTTTTGCCGCTGCCATTTCCCCCATAGCCCCCTCAATGTTAATGCCCCAACCATCACCATTGAATCCATGGGCATCATGCAGTCCCGCCCGTATTGCTTGCCAATTTCTTAACCCACCAACACGAACGGCGGAGCCAACTTCGTGACTTGTTAGTTTTATTTCCATTGCGATATTAGACAAGGTGGGCTTTGAAATGTTCAAAGTTTATTGCCATCCATCGCATAGCCTTGCCGTCATTGCCCACATCCTTAGCCCAGACAGCATTGTCGCTCACCACTCCGTACTCTTGTAGAAGGTTCATTACCTTGACCTCATCCTCAAGTCGGGTTTTGATCCACCTCTCTAGCTTATTTCCAGTAGAGGAGAGCATAGATACCATAGGAAAATGTTCCCCAAAAGATAATGGCTAGGATAGAGGCTGCAACAATTGTAGTTAGCTTCATTGTTATTCAGGTTTAATTCGGTCTTTGATGACCTTGAGGGCCACGATAACCATGGCACCCCAGAAAACAATAGCTACAAATGAGTCAACCATTGAGGTAATTAGTCAACCATCAGTCAAGATGCTTGCCTGTAACTTTCCACCAGCCGATAAACAAACAGGCCAGCATTGCGTAGATAGATCCTATAGCTTCCATAAAATAAATAGGGAGGAGGCTAATTGCCCCCTCCCTTTGTTTCTGTAGTTTGAACCCGTTGTCTACAGAAAGAGATACGCAAACCAGCGGCACAACCCGAAACAGTTGGGTTTATCCTGCTTCGTTTTGAGTCGCGGGGCGTAGCCAATCCCCCCATAAGGGCCGTAGACAATACCGAATTCATTAGTGTAGTAGTTGTTCAATTCCTTTCCACCTCCTTTCTAATCAAAGAACGAAGCGGGAATTGTGCCAGAATTATTTAGTTCCGTAAAGTGTGATCCAAAGCAATCCCCATTGGGAAAAGCAATATCCTCCCCAGATGACTGATAGGGCGTAGTTTCCGCGCACAGCTTGCTCTAGAGAAACAATACCATAGCAGACACCTACCGCACCTATCAGCCAGATGCTGGTCAT